TGTTGCCGCGCTGGGTGATCACTCCATAGAGCGGCAAGACGGCAATCCCGGTACCCGAACGCTCAGCCGCAAATTGTTTACGGGTAGTGCGAAGCACTCGATCGCTATTGATCTGAAACGCTACCGCTTCATCAGGCGATTGTCCTGCTGACCAGCGAGCCAGAACGCCTGCGATAGCCTGAAGCCGATCCGGCATCATGGCCCAAGGTGTACTCAAAAATTCGCCAAGTAAAAGTGAAGCATTCATGTTGCCATTCCTAATTCAATCAATTGGTTTTTTAATGTGGTTTCGTCCGGTATCGGATCGCAGGTAGTTGACCATTGATGGGCCTGCTCGTAGCTCACACCCATGGCCTCAGCAACAGCAGAGATATCCCCTTTACTAATCGCGCGCTTTTTGTGAATTCGTCTCGCTAGTCGACCTGCATTTGATTCAACGAGTGCGTCAAACCGTAATCGAAGATCAGCATCGATTGGGTTGGGGCTAGATTCAGATTCAGACTCGCTCGAAGAACCAGTGTCTGCAAAGGGATTTTCCTTCTCAACATCTTCCGCATCCGATTCTTCAACCATGTTGAGTGGCCGAAGTGGCTGCTCCAGCCCTGCGATTGGATTCAAGTTTTCTGCTGCGCGCGCTTCGTTCCGAGTCAGCCAGCCGTTCTGTATGCCACTTTGGTAATAGGCTGAGCGGCTTGCAGCATCGCCTCGCATCAAATTTGCAAAATCAAATTCAACTTCCAGATCTTCGTTCTCAAAGATCAAGTCTCTTTCAATCGCAGCCTCCCAGCGCTCTGCCCAAGGCGTCATCGTGTGCATCACGAATTCAAGCGACTGCTGTTCGATATTGGAAAACGTTGCTCGATCCAAGTCGGCAATCATGTGCGGTGGCACTCTGAAGAGGCGGGCAATATCAGTGATCTGAAATTTTCGTAGTTCCAAAAATTGCGCATCTTTGTTGGTGACACCCACCTCGTGGAATTTCATGCCGTTTTCAAGCACCAGCACCTTGCCCCGATTTGAGCCAGACTGCGCTTGTTGATAGGACTCTCTGAATACGCGCTTGGCCTCTGCATCCTTGAAGTTACCCGGGAACTCGATCCAGCCTCCGGTGGGCTTGGCGTCATTGGCAAAAAATCGTGCACCATAGTCCTGAGCAGCTAAGGCTATTCCCAGACTCTCGCGGGCAAGTTCAATCGGACTCATTCCCATCAGTCCATCGGATGATAGGCCGCGCAGATGCCAGACCTCGCCTCGGGGTAACACTATGTCGGTCCCGCTTGTCTGACTGATCCGATAGCGGTAATCACCATTGGAGAGCATCTCGAGCTTCACCCGGTCGGGGTGGATGGGAAGCAGTTCTTTAATTTCCCCATCCCTATTGGCCAGAATCTGGCAGTACGCATTGCCGCGTAGCGTCAAGTGACCCTGCAGCATCTCCCGCCATTCAAATGGATTCTGGTACCGGTTAGGGGTGCGCGCCAGTCGGTGATAAAGCCAATGATCTTTGATACGGTCTTTCCCGCCATCAGGTCTCATTCGGTAGACCACAACGGGTAAAGAGGCCATGGTCTCCGACAAGATGCGCACGCACGCATAGACGGCGGCCAATCGCAGCGCGGCGTCGGAGGAGACACGCATACCGGAGATGCTTTTAGCGCCCACCGGCTCAAAGTAGAAATCACTCCAGGCCGATCGGTCAGCTCGGTAGGCTCTAAACCGATCGAAGAAACTCAGTAATCCCATGGGATTAAAGCAGCATCAATTCATAGTCTGATCCCAGCACAATGGCATCTCCCGGCTTGATTGCGCGCGAGAGCGCCATGATGAGGGCGACGATCCCGTCGATCTTGTTTTCAGGGCGCTCCTTACGTGGATAGATATTGTCTTTAACATCAAGGTGAGCAACGACATTACTCGCCATCCACGACAACACCGGATCGCCATCATGCGTGAGCTTCTTTTGTAGAACGAGCGCTTCCAGCGTTTTCATGGGCTCACTGAAATTCAACACGGTTGGGCGCACCTCAATCATCGGCAAACCTTCTGAGAGCATGCGGGTTGATAGTTGGGTTGCCTGAAACGGATCAAAGGCCACGGCCTGTATGGCAAAGCGAGAGGCCATATCGAGCAGATCAGCCTCAATCCAGCTAAAGTCAATCACGTTGCCGGGTGTGACCGTGAGTCGTCCCGTGCGCATCCAACCTTCATATTGGCTGTTGCCCGATGCGTTTACCGTGTCCTCGGGCAGGTAGTACTTCCCAAAGACGATGTAAGCGTCCGAGATCTCCGGATGCACGAACAGCATCATCAGCGCGGCAATATCCGTCTTACTTGCCAGGTCGAGGCCAATCCAGCAGGGCTGACCTGCAAATACTTCTATATCGAGCGCGTTGTCGGCGCAGGCATCCCACGCCCGCATGTCCATCCAAGCGGTATCGGCGTTGACCCACTCATTCAAATGCTTGGTCTTGAAATTGTTGACCGCACTAGGTAGTTGCATGGCCTTTGCCTGCAATGGCAACAGCACTTCGGGTCGCACTGAAATTCCCCAGTTAGGGTTCGCTTTGATAAGCGAACTTTCGGATGTCCAATCATCACCATCATCAAGGCCGTAGATGATTCCAAACTGAGTATCGTCCTCGAATACTCCGTCCAGTAATTTAGTCACGAAGGTTCGGACCTCGTAGCAAATACCAGAGCGATTACTACCGGCGGTCGTGATCACCCACAGCAGCGAGTTGTCTCGCTTCCCAGTGCCGGTTTCAACGACGTCATAGACGGTACGAGTTTTGTGTGCATGTAGCTCATCGATACAGCCGAAGTGAATGTTCAGACCGTCTAAGGTTGAGCCTTCTGCAGACAGGGCTTCGAATTTCGATCCTGAAGCCAGCACGTGCATGTTGTGTGCACCCACCTCGACTGAAAAACGGCGACGAAAGCCAGGGCTTTTTCGTGCCATAGTCTGTGCATCGCCAAAGACAATCCGAGCCTGATCTCGCGTGGTTGCAAGCGAATAAACCTCTGCACCGCCTTCACGGTCGGCCGCCAGCATGTAGAGGGCCACGGCCGACGACAGGGTCGACTTGGCGTTACCTCGAGGCACCTCGATGTACGAGCGCCGAAACCGGCGCGTGCCATTGGGTTTGACCCATCCAAACACCGTTGTCAGGATAAAGGCCTGCCAGGGCTCCAGTTGAATCGGCTCGCCAGCCAGCGGCCCCTTCACATGGGGCAATCGTCCAATGAGTGCGCACAAATTGTCGGCTGGCTGAAAGCCCCTGCCGTCCTTGTCCGTGAGCTTAGGGTTGAAAAGGTACGGACTGGCTTTTCCTTTGAACTTGGCGAGGTCTTCCAGTTGTCGCTGGCAGGCCCGCTGTACCCAGAGGCAAGCCGGGATTTCTCCGGCCACCACCTGCTCGGCGTACCGTTTGGCGTTCGCCACATAGTCGCTCGGGCAATCCTTGGCTCGAGCACTCATCTGATTTGACAAGTGATACCGTTATTGATACCATTTGTTAATGAGTAGCTCCCAAAAAATCCTTGAGCAGATGCGCAAAGCGCCCACCAATGTCCGCTTTGCCGATCTTCAGAAGGTCTGCGAGGCGTATTTTGGAAAGCCCAGACAAAGCGGCAGCAGTCACGCTGTCTACAAGACACCCTGGCAGGGAGATCCGCGGGTGAACATTCAAAACGACAAAGGTAAGGCAAAGGCTTACCAGGTCCGGCAGGTTCTGCTGGCCATCGAACGTCTAGGAGCATAGGCATGAACATCAATCACTACACCTACCGAGTCACCTGGTCTGCCGAGGATGACGAGCACGTTGGGCTCTGCGCAGAATTTCCCTCGCTGTCCTGGCTCGCACCCACCCCTGAAAAAGCGCTCTCGGGCATTCGTCGGGTCGTGGCCGATGCGGTGGCCGACATGATGGCCTCGGGGGAATCAGTACCTGAAGCGCTGGCAGAGAAAAAGTTCAGCGGTCGTTTCATGGTTCGCATTCCGTCTTCGGTACATCGGGCTTTAGCCACGGAGGCCGCCGAACAGGGCCTTAGCATCAACCGCCTGGTATCGGCCAAGTTGACGGCCTGACTGACTGTAGCTCACAAGTTACCCGGCAATTTGCTCCCAAGGATCCTCGACGTTCGAGACGGTGCTCTCTGCAGCGCCAAGTCGCGCGCGCGAACTCGGCGTAAAGCCCAGCTCCGCCGCCAACATGGTCATGTCCTTCAGGTAGGCCCGCGCCGCTGTCGAAAACGGGTTGTGCATCACGGGGCGGTCCTTGGCGTCGAGCCCCGCAAGCTTGGCCCCACGCACCGGAATGACATCGGATTTGGCAGCCAGCCTGATGTTGTATTCGTAGCGATAGGCCGCGTTACACCACGCAGCCAAAAGGTACACATCGAGTTTGCGCAGCAGTCCGCGCGGTGCATGCGCGATCGCGTGGTCCCAGTAAGGCTTGGCCTCTTCAAGCAACATGTCTGGCGTGGCGTCGCAAGCCAACGCCTCTGGCTGTTGCAACACAGATGCTTTGGCATTGATGGGTCTTTTACCCGGATTACCTTTGAGTAGCTTCAGTTCAATCGGCGCCGGTTTTCGCCCCCTTGTGGCCATGCTTTCCTCTTTCTATGGCGCGGTTTAGCCACGCCAGTTCTCGCGTACTGACCCCCAGACGGTGAATCAAATCATCCCTTACCCGAACGAGAGCATCCTGGGGCACTCGAAGATGCATCCAATCGGCATCAGTCATGGCCAAGATATCTTCGATGCTCGGAGCCATGCTTTTGAGTTCCCTTTCTGTCACCCGCAACACTTGCCAGTCGGCATCGGTGACGGCCATCTGGGTCAACTCCCTCTCTTCAAAGGCCGTGCCCAGCGTTTCACCGGCGTCAGGCGAACTGCGAACAGCTTCGATGCTGGTCATATCAACACCCCTTTGCTCCCCATTACCTGTCACCGCCAAAATAGGGGGTCGTGAATTTTGCGGTTACAAAAATTTGGGCAGGCGCGCGCATCGCTGCCTCTCAACCGTAGAGATTTATCCCCCCTAGGGG